GTACCTATATTAGTGAACTTAATAGCATCCTGAAAAGCTAGCGTACCATCAGTGGCTACCTGAAGAGACTTGGCAATCGATCTTAAGTTATTGCCCGTAACGGAACTAAACTTCTCAGATGACGCAATTAATTTATCAACGTTAGCAGCTTCCTTTAACGCGTTGAATGCTGTGGTTACTGCAAACAGATTCGCCGCGAAAGTGGCGTAGAGTCTTACTAACCCTCCTAGCCCTTGAGACTGCGCGGCAAAATCTCTAGCAGTACCTCCGGCTGCTCCGGCGGATCCTCTTAGAGAGTTGTATTTAACTAGGTCTTCACGTTGTGTCCCGGCTCCACCCGCTCTAGACTTCGCTGTGTCTAGGGTTGCCGATGATACTGCCTTTAACGCGGTGTTAAGCGCTTTAACTTTATTAACTAACTGATCTATGTTATCGACCGTAGCTTTGGCCCCGTCATTAACTCTCTTTAACGAGCCGCTATCGTCTACTTTTACTGAAAATCTAATATCTTTATTAGCCATATTTCCCTCTTAATGCTAAACTGTAGACTGTAAAGGCCACGTGCAACTATACTATAATATACCGGTTGATTATACCACTACACCATATAATTATCAAGTCTAAATTTTGTGTACAGATAAAAAATAAGCCACCCCGTAGGATGGCTTATTTTTTACTTTTTGCGTTTTGCTTCTTGTGCCACAGGCTAACCTTAGTATTGTTAATAATACTTAATATTCTAAGGTAAAACAATCTATCAGTCTCTGCAACTAAATGCATATTAAAGAACTCTGTAATACCTTCTAGGCGCTTTCCATAGTAGTTACCGTTCACGTAGTCCCAGTTATCAAGTAGAGAATCATAGATTTCTAACATTAACTGTACTTCTACAGGTAGTTCGGAAGTGTCTACCGGGGTTTCCGAGGCCTTGGGCGTGGAGCCTAAAGCCTCGCACATTTCTAAGTACCTAGCTTTAGTCATGCCTACGGATAGGTTACCGAAGTAGGTATCTAGTAACTGAACTAACTCAGTTACTTGCTCTTCTGAAAATTTCCTAGATCCCCAACAACGGATGCAATCCAGTTGTCAAAGTCGCTCGAACTACGCATTAGCATTAGAGCGTTATCTTTGGTATACTCTAAAGTGTCTTCTAGGTTTTCAATACCGCTTAAATCTACAGCTACCATAGTGGCTAGGTACTTATACTGTAGGCCGGTCCAACCCTTTAGGGTGGCAGACACGAAAAGATCCTGGAATAGCTCGTCATCAAGCTTTTCTTCCAATTCTCTGCCTGCACGAATTTTTGTAGTAGTAGCCTTCTTACGGAGATTAATCATGGTCTCTTTGGATAGGTAGCAAAGCTTTACCTCAAAACCAGGTGCTCCAGGATACTCAATAGTTAGTTCCTTGCTAGGAACTAGTAGACTTTTTAGCGAAATGCTAGGTTTGTTATCTGACATCTTATACACGGTTAAAAAGAGCAGGCGGTGCGCGTACCGCCTGCTTAAAAATCTCTATCTAATTAGTTAGAGAAATAACGAACAGTTAGGTCATTAGCCTTAGTTAGGTCGAAGCTAGGAACACTTGCTCCGTTAACGTCTGAGGTGAAGCCCTGAGCTGTAAAGTTCACGGTTGTTGATACTACTTCTGCTAGGTCAATAGTAGGCAATTGAAGTACAACGCCCGGCATTTCAAACTCGATCTTATTTTCGTTAGATGCGCCGCCCATTTCTAGCTGTAAACGGAACTTAGGTTCAGTTGTAGTGCTAGCAGAGGTTTGCATATCTGATAGTAGCGTTCCGGTCGAGTTAGCCTCTCCAGTTCTTAGATATGCGGTTACGTTACCAGTAATAGCGCGTTGACCTGTAAAGTAACCGATTGAGTTGTTAACAACCCCTAAATTAGCCGGTACCAAGTAATTAATGTTGTTGGCAATTGTTAGGTTGCCACCAGTGATAGCCAAGCTATAAACTGTTGAAGCCACTGCGGTATTTTCATTGCCGCCAATGTTGCTATGTAGGGTAACTGTGGATAGCTTATTAGTGATATAGCGTACATTAACCTCTGCCGGATAGTTAGTTGAATTACTTTCTAGGTGCGTTTTTGTTACAGTACCTGCAGTAACTAGTGAAACACCCTTACCAGCCCAAGCTGCTGTAGCGATTGCATCTAGACCGAAGTCGATACTAACACTATCCATAGCGCAGTTGTTTACTAGATATACTGCATTATCAACACAGAAAATCATGCCGAACTTTAGTAATTGGTTCTTGTTAGACCCTAAAGTATTAGCGTATGAGAACATGCCAGAAGTAGTTCCAGAGGGGGCCCACTGGCCTAGGTATGCTTTAACGCCTGAACCGGCTCCCAGGCCTGCGGCAACTGCTGGAGCTTTGAAAAACTCTACAGTAGCTGTGGTATTGGTTGAGAAGACAGGCGTTCCTAGAACTACCGCACCCTGGTTCCAGTTAGCATGGGCTGTGCTGTTATTAAAGTTAACAGCGGTACCTGCTGGGATTAATGAGCGTACATCGCCTGTAAAGACTACTACAGCAGTGCTGGCACCGGTACTTGTAGTGGCTGAACGTGTTGGTGAAGTAGTAATAGGTAGTTGAGTACCCGCTGAGTCTAGTGCGCCGGCACCTAATAGTGCGTTCCAAAGTACGCGCTCCTGAGGGGACACAATGTCAGCTGCTAGGGTCGGGCACATATAGGTAGATATACTGAAATCTACCGGGTCTAGTTGTGAATTGAAAGCACGTTGACCTCTGACAGGAGTATTACCACCTTCAGAGATTGTAATTACCTGCTGTTGAGTACTCTGTGTGAAAGAGTAACCATCCTGGACTCGAATCTCAAAAGTGTTAGCACTAGTGAAGCCTGAGTTAGCATCTGTAATAACGCCGTTACTGTCTACGTTTGTGGTGAAGAATACTTTCGTATTACGACTTAAATTAATTGCCATAATTTTTCCTTTAGGCTAAGTAGTGTCAAACTACACTCTTAACTAGATATTTATCTGTATTAAGCGTATTACACCACTAATTTTACATAATTGCATATCGTACTTGGAGATTGACTTCTCCAACTGCGTAGGGCGCTAATAGGCCTTCGTCAGTAGTTATAGAAGTGATAAGTATTTCTGTAGTTTCATAGTTGTTATCTACATCATACACTAAAACTCGATTGGCATCTATAACTTTTTCAATATCTTCCAGAAGGTCTTCTAGAAGCTGTTGAGCGTCTTCACCTTTACAGTATACTTTTACAGCGACTCCTAGGAACCCCCAAGTGAATGCTGACGGTAAATATTCTCTGGTTTCGGCTCCGGCTACTACGTAGAGGGAGGGGAAATCGCTAACAGAGTCCCAAAATTCTAGTTTAGCGAATGAATTGTTGAACAGGTTAACCTTATACCCAGCAGATCCATCAATATCTTTAAACTTCTCCGCTAAGGCTTTTACTATGCTTGTTCTTCTTGACATACTGTCCAGCCTTTAGTTTTACGGGTCTGACCTGATAATAGTCTGTGCAAAGAGCTTTTAGATATACTACTATGAATCTGGGCAAACTCGTTAATATTATCTACTATGTATGTCTTACCTTCGGGAGAAACTACTTTAGGATACTTAATACCTTTACCTTTAACAGAAAGACCTACTTTATTTATATTGATCTTACTCGCTCTTACGGCTTCACGCACCTGATGCTTAACTTTAGTTAATAGCTCTGAGTAGTGTTCCATTATCCAATGGTGTTGTATTTGACCAAGTATGTTGTCCAGTGTTGCTACCTTAATTCCGAATTCTAATTCAGCATCAGATTTAGTTTTACCGCTAATGCTTAAATACATTAAACAATCTAGTATTAAGTCTTTAGAGTACTTGGAACCTCCAGCCTCTGTACCTCTTTTACATATAAATTCGTATGGAGAACTATAGAAATTAAATCCATTAAGAACTGAATTATATTTAGAAATAGTTCTTATCTCTAAATCATCTAACTCTTCGATAGAACAAATGTGCTCTATAACTAATTTAGGTATCCCATAACTATCAAAAGCAAACAATAATTTTTCTGCAGACCTATTATTTCTGTAATCTGTCAAGTGTTGGGTATATCGTTTTTCTATATTTACAGATTGCCCTATATATACTTTATCTGTGCCTTCAAATACTAACTTGTAAATACCGCACGTCATACATTTACCGCCCTTAATCTCTCTGCTGCATATTTTGCAGCTATATCTCTTATAGATTGTCTAATCAATAATTTAGGATCACGTGTCTTAGGGTACTGCTGTCTTCCGCCTTGAGAGAACGTTGCATACGGATTTTTCATATAAGTATAAAAAGCTGTTATTAGACCTTCTCTTGACATAGATAAACGCTCTACTTTAGCTGACGCTGCGAAGCGGCCTGTTCTATAGTTTAAGATACGTCTTTCGTCCCCGTCTCCCATATTTGCGGAAATAACATCCTGCAAATGGTAGTTAAGAAGGTTTAGTAGTCTATCTAGCCCTATTAGGCGTTTAGATTCTAGGTTACGAATTCTGGGCTTGTCAATAATTGCTTTGGAAACCGGAACTTTTTTATTTTTTCCGATCTTAATATCAGGAGGCTTTACAGTCTTAACAGTTCCAGGTACTTTCTTACCTGTTAAAGACGCTAATAGTCTGGCTTCGACTTCTTCTTTGAAGTTTCTAGAAAATTGTATATCAACTAAAGCCAACTTAACTTGTTTTACTAGTTTTTCTTCTATGGCTTTGAAATCCCTGCGATTTTCGGAGGCTTCTTGTATAATTACTACATTGGCCTCTACTGATAGTAGTGCGTCCTGAAAGGATTTAGAAAACGTAGACTTAATGGTGCTAGAGTACTCTGCATGTATGTCGAACTCAGCTTTCGCCTCGTTCATCTTGACAATAGCGGAATCTACCATCCTAGCTTGGGCTTTAGTTAACGGCCCTAGTTTAGACACTGCATCAAATACAAGTTCTACCTGCTTACCGCTAACGTTTTCCCCCAGTGTCTCACCTTCATCGGTTCTGATACTGGTATGTCCTACGTCGAAATATTTGCCGTAGCCTCCAGTACCTGAACTCGTAAGCTTCTTTCTAACAACAGCATTCAGAAAAGGTGCAAATAGCCCTGTTTTAACACTAGTAAAGGAATCTTTGGCAGAGAACATAACACCTAGAATACTTCCGCCACTATATACTATAGCAGGAGTGAATAGTGTTATATTATTAGCATCTATAAGTACGTTTGTAGGTGTATACAGCTTACCCTTCTTTACGTATAGAGAGAAGCTATATCTGCTTTTTATAAATGCAATACAGTCAGCTTTAAGTTGCTCAACACTATAACTAGGTATTAGTTTGTGTCCTAACGTTTTCGCTAAAATGTCTAACTGTAACGGTACGAAATGAGGCTTAACGTTAATTGTTGGCGCTACAGCAGCTCTACCTGCGAACAAAGACCTAAGCTGACCTTGTACAGTAAAGGGAGTACTAGCCATAGTGTAGCATGTACTGATTTAGTACGCGTCTAATGTGTGCGGGTAGAGTAGCGGCAGAGATATACTCGATCTGCACACTATTAGTACCGGGGGCTTTAGGTGAGTGAACTGCCATATCGTTACGTAGGTAGTACTCGGTTAGGTCTAGTGCTGCTAACTTTAAATCTTCTGGCACAGTTTCAAAACCTGCCATGTATGTTACTTTATATCCATTAAGGTACTTAGGAAATTCCGTAGTGTTGACAGGATAAATCATGTCATCTTCTACGTCTAAGGCATAATCTGTATATTCTACTAGATCCGTGTAAGTACTGCCCATATCTGTTGAAAACTCTACAGATATAACTTGAATCACAGGCGTCTCATTTAGGAGCAAGTAGGGCGTTCCGCCCTTAAATGTCTCCGTCTTAGGATCATTAACGTGATCAACGAAAGTACGTTTACATATAGTTTTAATTAGTTTACTAACTTTAGGAATTACTGCGTCTATAGCAGCATCTTGATTAGTACTACTAATACCTTTATACGCTTTATATTCTTGTCTCGTAATTAGGTTAATAGCCATTATTGTTATCCTTATCTTTTAAAAACCCTAGAGATCATTTCAGCTTCGATTGCTTGGTGAGGTAGGGCTTTTAAAAGATGGGACCGAAGTACCATCTTTAACTATTTAGACATATAAGCAGTAAACTGCTTTCTGTACTTACCTCTATTGCTACTATTAAACCTATCGTGCAAAGCTGGGTTTAATATATGTAGATCTTTTACTATCCAACTATGTACTGTAGCAGACTTAAAATTTAACACGTTAGTTAAGTCCGCCCTATCTAACCTGTGCTCTTCAGCAAACTCTTTTATACTTGTAACAGCGTATTCTTGAAAAGTAGGGCTTAAAATAGTAGGATATTCACGACCTCTTTCCTCTCCCGTTCTTCCGCCTTTGCGTCTAGTACCTGAAAGTTCCATTACTTTGGCGTACTCTTCTGGGTGTATGTCTACTAACCAAGTATACGCTTGAGCATTCCATAGTTTTTTCACAGTATCTATATTAGTTCCAGATAGTGAAGCTATTTCAGACATTGTTTTTAATGGATATATTAAGGTATTGAATAGAATATCTCGACATATAGGGTAATTGTCTATATTGGCATTACCGTTGTCTAAGCCGCGTAGTATTGGCGCACTAGAAGAATCCTCGTACGTATTAAATCCCTCTTTATATGCATTAAATAGGGATATGTAGAGTCTTTCGTAACTATCTAATAAGGTTTCAGGACATTCTTTAATAATTTCCCATTCAAATTCTCCAAACTCCTCAAACGCTTTCTGCATCTTAGGTGTGTGAGTGCCTTTTCGTAAAGCACTATTATGTCTAGATATTCGGTCTTCGATGGTTTTGGATTGACCTATATACACTTTATCTATTAGTAGGCTTTTAGGGTATCCTAAATATATTCCGCATGTCATAATTAATAATATAAGTTATTGTACATGCACTTATAATAACACAATAATACTTAAACTTCAAGTGTAAAATTATATACTTCTTATAAACACGGTATATTTATAAGAAGTAGGGCCAAAGGCCCTACTTTACTAATCTTCTATATAGAGACTAATTAAGGAAATTAAGCGATTATATTAGCTTAATTACCGTTATCAACTCCATTTAAAAGCGCTTACCCCCATACCGTTAACGGTAGATAGCTGAGTCATACCTAAGCGTAGTGACGCCACTAGGCAAGTACGTT